CGTTCTGCATGGAAGGTGACAGGTTGGCCCGTTGTCCCTTCTCAAGGCCGAACGCCCGGTTTATCAGTTTCTCGACGTTGGAGTGGAATACCTGCTCCGGTGCTTCGCTGCCGAGCTTTCTGGCCGTATCTGCCATGTTGCGGGCGGCATCATGGGCTAGGTGGTAGAACGGCAGGTATTGGTTATGGCGGGCGTCCTGATGCTTGCGGGCCTCGCTGAATGCTTGCACCAGACGGAATTTCACCTCGACAGCCCGTTCGGTGTTCCGTGACAGCGTGGCGGCGAAATAGGCCTGGTCCTCGTTCAGCAGAGCGAAGCGCACAGATTGGCCACGGCCTGCGGTCAATTTCTCTGTTTGAAACCGAAAAATTCCTAGCCGCTCCAGCTTGTTCCGGTAACGCTCAAGGTTCTGAACGAGGTTGTCGTGCTGGATGCCAAGTTCCTCGGCCACGATGCGCGAGTCAATGCGCGGTTCGTCCCTGACAATCACCACGGGCAATCCGTTTTCTGGCCGATGAATGGTTTGCCTGGTCATTGCCGCCCCTCCGTGTCAGAGAAAAATCCTGGTGCCGGCCATGCAGGCACTCCCAGCGAGTAGCGGGCGACATTGCGCCGCGTCGCTCCCCGGAAACGAATCTCCGGCTCAATGCGGGTAATGACGTTGAATCCCTTGTGCCGCAGGTTATGGATGCGGGCGGCTGCTTCGGGAATGGCGGCATTGGCGGTCAGCTCCAATGACAGGACACCTTCCGGGTGCTGGCGCAGGATGTTGAGCACTTGGGCACATTGGCCGGTCACGGCTGGTGCTTCCGAGGTAGAATGCTGACGCACCCCTGCGCCCGTACCGGTTTCGACTGGTCGGGCGCATTTCATTTGGTAGCCTCCCCGGCAGATTCAATCCATGCCCGGACATCCTCGGCCCGCCAGCAGGTGATCCGCCTGGACAGCTTGATCGGAGCGGGGAAGGTTCCGGCGCGGACACGACGCCAAAGGGTGGTTGCCGAGAACGGCAGGACGCCACGGGCACCCGTGCGGTAATCGCCAACCAGCTGGATCTGGCGAACGTAACCGGTCTGGGGAATATCGAAGGTCTGGTGTTGCATGATTCGGCCTCCTTCGGCCTACATTGAAAGTTGGCCAATGAAACCGCATCAAATTCGAGATACGCGCACGGCTGGGGCTTTCCCGAACGGAAATGCCTTGATCTGGCTGGCAGCCGTAGTCCAGCCATTGCCACGATCTGCCAATCTGGCAGGCGGACAGTTCCCTTCTGATTCAGGCCAGGCTATCCGGGCCAATCGCCGGGTTGTGTTTTCCCGGTCAAATCAGGGAGAAAAGCGCAAAAAAGGTGGGACAGGTGGGACAAAGGTGGGACAGCCAAAACCCTTGCCAAATAAGGCTTTCAGCCAACTTGTCCCACTGTCCCACCTGTCCCACCCGATTTTTACCTACACGTGAGAGCGCGCCGAAATACCGGGCTCAGGCAATCATGCGAATGTTGGTTATCCCGCCGTCCCGTCCGCTTTCCACGTAATCCGCCCATGCCTGCATCAGTGCGCGGCGCTGCTCCAGTTGGCTGGAGCGATGATAGGCAGCCTCTACCTTGTTTTTGATCATGTGCGCCAGCGCCTTTTCAGATAGCTCGCCCGGATAGCCGTGTTCGATTGCCCAATCCTTGAATGTGCTGCGAAAGCCGTGGACGGTTGCATGGCGGCCTTCGGTATCGCTGGGGGCATCCACCTCATGCAAGTATCTGGTCAGCGTCATGTCAGAGACCACGCGACCCCGGTTCGGGGGGAATACCATCGCAGAAAACGGGTGCCGTTCGCGCTGCTGGCGCAGGATAGCCATGGCACGATCAGACAACGGCACTTGATGGGTCGCGCCTGCCTTCATCCGTTCGCCCGGAATCGTCCAGACTTTGGCTGAAAGATCGACCTCATCCCATACCGCGCACCTCACCAGACCGGGCAGCCGTGAGGATCAGAAATTCCAGCATTGGCCGTGCGACGCTGACTGGCCTGCCTTCGCCAAGGTGCGCAGCCACAAAGGCGGGTAGCAAGCGCCACGGCATTGCCGGGTGATGCTCTTCCCGCTCGGCCTTGCTCGGTTGCTTGGGCAGCAGCCGGCTCAGGGCGCTATCGCATTGATTGGCGGCGATCAGGTCGCGGGCCAGACACCATTCCATTACGGTTTGCATGCGCTGGCGCACACGGGCAGCGGTTTCAGGCAGCACCAGCCAGATTGGCAGCAGCACGGCAGCAAAGTCGCGCCTAACCAGATCAGCGACGGGTTTGTCCCCGATCTTCGGGAAGACGTGACGGCGTAGCGAGTTGATCCAGTCTGCGCTGGCGTGCCGGTTCGACCAGCCGGGCGACAGCGTTTCATGGGTATGGATAGCGGCCTGCTCAAACGTGATGCGCTCGTTGGCAGCCTCGGCAGCGGCTTCCTGCTCCCGTTTGTGGTCAATGGGGTCAATGCCCTGTAGCACCAGCAACCGGGCAGCCTCGCCAAGCTCTCCTGCCTGTTTGATCGTGATGGCCGGGTATTTGCCCAGCCCGAGGTCTCGCCGCTTTTTCGATGTGGGCGAGGTGAACCGGAATATCCATCTGCCCGTGCCCTTTTCCTTGAGTGGTATCAGCCACAGTCCAACCACACCGCCATGAGCCTTTGCCTTGTCAGTCGGCCTGATGTTTGCCGCCTGTCTGTCCGTCAGTACTGCCACCTGCTTTCCCTCCCAAATCCGCACCACATTTCCGCCCCACATTAGGTGCGTTTACCCCACATTTCCGCCCCACATTTGGCGCGGGCTGTCATCACCCGTCATGATACGACAAGATTCAATAAACCCTGAAAATACAAATACTTACGATGGGTATTTTTCGTTTCATGTCGTGTCATGACGGCCCAAAAATGCGGACGACGCTTCCGCCATCGCTGGGTTGCCCGCCAGATCGACAGCCGGACCGTTGAAGGCACCAACAAGGAACAGATTGCCAAGTGGGCGGAGGACTACGGCGAGGAATCGGACTTTTTCAAAGTGCGGGTGCGCGGCATGTTCCCGTCAATGTCGGCTCGCCAGTTCATCAGCGAAACGGACGTGAGTGCTGCCTATGGTCGCGCATTAAGGCCCGAGCAGTACCAGTACGCGCCGAAGATCCTGACCGTTGATCCGGCATGGGAAGGTGACGATGAATTTGTAATTGGCCTGCGGCAAGGGCTGTCATTCCGTGTCCTGCACACCATGGCCAAGAACGACAACGATCTGGTCGCTGCACAGGTCATTGCCCGGTACGAGGATGAGGAAGGCGCTGATGCCGTCTTTGTGGATGCCGGTTTCGGTACCGGGATCGTGTCGGCCGGCAAGAGCATGGGGCGGGACTGGACGCTGGTCTGGTTTGCCGGGAACAGCATGGATGCAGGTTGTCTCAACAAGCGGGCAGAAATGTGGCGTGACGCGCGCGACTGGCTCAAGAGCGGCGGGGCGATTCCGGATGATCCGGTATTGCGTGACGAGCTGCAGGCCCCGGAAATCGTGCCGCGCCTGGATGGCAAGATCCAGATCGAGTCGAAAAAGGAAATGAAGGCGCGCGGCGTGCCGTCCCCGAATCGGGCTGATGCGCTGATCCTGTCGTTTGCCTATCCGGTGACCCGGCGCGATCCTCTGGACGCATTGCGCAATCACAGTGAGCGGCGGGAGTACGATCCCTACGCCTGAGCCGTGCGCGTATCGATGCCGGTTTTCCCTACCCTCCATGCATTCGTTGCCTGGAGGGTTTTTCATGCCTGAGATTCGTCCCATTTCGGTAGTGGCCTATCTGGAGGCGGCTGCCGGATTGATGCAGGCACACCAGAGGGAAACCGAGCCGGGCATGTCGAGCGATGGCCCGCATCCGCTGAGCCACGTTTATGCCGCGCTGGAGCAGGCGGGCAGCGTGGTGGCCTTTGGTGCTTTTGACGGCGATGAGCTGGTTGGCTATTCGGTGGCGATCATTGGTCCGCACCTGCATTACGGCTATCTCTACGCTCACCACGACGTCCTGTATGTGCGTCCGGATGCCCGCAAGGGAACGGTCGGCCTGCGACTGATGCGGGCTACCGAAGCCGAATCAAGGGCGCGCGGGGCCAGATGCGTCACATGGCACGTCAAACCTGGCTCCAGGCTGGAATCCATCGTGTCTCGCACCGGTTATGCGGTGGAGGAAATTGTTTACCGTAAGGAGTTTTGACCATGCCCGCCGCCCCTATCGTTGCTGCTGTAGCCGCTGTCGCCGGAACGGCCTATTCAATGTACTCAGGTGAGCGTTCTGCCAAGGCTCAGGCCAATGCCCAAAGGCAGGCCGAGGCCAACGCCAGAAAACAGCAGAAGGCCGCTGACGAGGCGAATAACCGCGCCAACCAGAAGCGGGCCGATCCCGGTGCCGCGCTGGATGCTGCTGCCCAGGCAGGGAAATCCGGTGCATCCGGAACCATGCTGACAGGGCCGGAAGGGATTGATCCGTCTGCGCTGACCCTGGGCAAAAATACCTTGCTGGGTGGTTGATATGGACGGGCCATCCATTCAGAAGCGGGTCAGTGCGCGCTGGGAGGCACTGAAGAAAGAGCGCTCCAGCTGGATGTCTCACTGGTCCGAGATTAGCGACTATCTGTTGCCACGCTCTGGCCGTTTCTTTGTCGAGGATCGCAACAAGGGCAACAAGCGGCACAAGAACATCCACGACAATACCGGCACCCGGGCATTACGTGTGCTGGCGGCTGGAATGATGGCCGGCATGACCAGTCCGGCTCGCCCGTGGTTTCGCCTCACCACGTCTGATCCTCAGCTGGATGAGTCCGCAGCCGTCAAGGCATGGCTTGCTGACGTGACGCGCATCATGCAGATGGTGTTTGCCAAGTCCAATACCTATCGTGCCCTGCATTCCTGCTATGAGGAGCTGGGGGCATTCGGAACGGCCTGCACCATTGTCCTGCCGGATTTCAACGGGGTCATTCACCATCACGTCCTGACGGCTGGCGAATTTGCCATTGCGGCAGATTATCGGGGGCAGGTGAATACCCTGTATCGCGAGTTTCAGATGACGGTCGGGCAGATGGTCGAGGAATTCGGCTTGTCAGCCTGTAGTGCCACAGTCCAGAAACTGCATGAGCGGTGGTGTCTGGATGAGTGGGTCACTGTCATTCATGCCATTGAACCGCGGGCTGAACGCCGCCGTGACCGGATGGACGCCCGTAACATGGCTTGGCGCTCCGTGTATTTCGAGCCCGGCAACCGTGAAGGGCATGTGTTGCGTGAGTCCGGCTTTCGCGAGTTTCCGGCCTTGTGCCCGCGCTGGTCGACCTCGGGCGGAGACATCTATGGCAATAGCCCGGCCATGGAGTCATTGGGTGACATCAAGCAGTTGCAGCATGAACAGCTGCGTAAGGCTCAGGGGATCGACTACAAGACCAAGCCGCCCTTGCAGGTGCCATCCAGCATGCGCGCCCGTGACATCGACACGCTGCCCGGTGGGGTGAGTTTTGTGGATGCGGGCACGCCCAATGGTGGCATCCGCTCGGCTTTCGAGGTGGGGATCGACCTGTCTCACCTGCTGGCCGACATTCAGGACGTGCGAGAGCGCATCAAGGGCAGTTTCTATGCCGACCTGTTTCTGATGCTGGCCAATGGCTCCAATCCGCAAATGACAGCAACCGAGGTGGCCGAGCGGCACGAAGAAAAGCTGCTGATGCTGGGCCCGGTGCTGGAGCGCCTGCACAACGAAATCCTTGATCCCCTGATCGAGATGACGTTTTCCCGCATGGTCGAGGCCGGCATCGTGCCGCCACCTCCAGAGGAGCTGCAGGGCGTGGACCTGAATGTCGAGTTTGTCAGCATGCTTGCCCAGGCCCAGCGTGCCATCGCCACCAATTCCGTGGACCGGTTTGTCGGCAATCTGGGAGCGGTCGCCGGCATCAAGCCGGAAGTACTCGACAAGTTCGACGCCGACCGCTGGGCCGATGCCTACGCCGACATGCTGGGGATCGACCCTGAGCTGATTGTCCCGGGAGATCAGGTAGCCCTGATCCGTCAGCAGCGGGCGCAGGCGCAACAGGCACAACAGCAGGCCGCAATGCTCCAGATGGGGGCTGATGCCGCGCAAAAGCTGGGCAGCGTTGATACCAGCCAGCCCAGTGCGCTGACCGATGTGACCCGCGCTTTCAGTGGCTACACCTGAGCCGTGCGCGTATCCGGATTGCCACTGCGTAGATTTGCTCCATGAGCACATACGACCCGACCGACATTGACCGCCAGTTGCAGGACGACGCCGAAAGGAAAGCGCGCAAGCAGCTTGATCGGGATGCCGAAGCCGAGGATTTCAAATGGTTGATGGGCAGCAAGCGCGGGCGGCGGATTGCATGGCGGCTGCTGGAGGATTCCGGGGTGTTCCGGCTCTCGTTCAGCACCGACCCGCTGCAGATGGCGTTCAACGAAGGCAACCGGAATTTTGGCAACCGTGTTCTGGCACTGGTTCATGCCCATTGCCCGGAGAAATACCCAACGATGATCAAGGAGCAAACCGATGGACACCCTGATGACTGACGAATCCGCTGGCCAGCAGGCCAATGCGGATGCCGGCGACCAGAGCCAGCAACAGACTGGCGGGGCTGATGGCAGCCAGCAGCAAGCACCCGAAGCACAAGCCGATCAAGGCCAGCAGACGAATGCGGCTCAGGCGGCAGAAGGGCAGCAGCAGGAACAGAAAACAGCCGGGGCTCCTGAGCACTATGACTTCAGGGCACCCGAAGGCATGCAGTTCGATGCGGCGGTGATCGAGCAGTTTTCAGGTGTCGCCCGTGAGCTGAACCTGCCGCAGGACGTCGCACAGCAGATGCTCGACAGGATGGCCCCGGTGCTACAGGCCCGCCAGAGCGAACAGCTGGCAGCGGCCAGCGAGCAATGGGTCACTGCCGCCAAAGCCGATCAGGAATTTGGTGGCGAGCAGCTGGCTGAAAACCTCGGGCATGCCCGGCGCGCGCTGGACCAGTTCGGGACGACCGAGTTGAAAAGCCTGTTGAACGATTCCGGCCTGGGCAATCACCCCGAAGTCATTCGCTTCATGGTCCGGGCCGGCAAGGCCATCAGCGAGGACCGTTTCGTGGCCGGTACCCGTGGCGCATCCGGGCCAGGGGATGACCCCGCCAAACGCCTCTTTCCCAATCATGCGTAACAGCAAGGAGTTTCACCCATGACCGTTCTCGCAACCACCCATCCGACTTTGCTGGATGTGGCCAAGCGGCTGGACCCGAACGGCAAGATCGACACGATTGTCGAGTTGCTGAACCAGACCAATGAAGTCCTCGACGATCTGACCTTTGTCGAAGGCAATCTGCCGACCGGCCACAAGACCACGGTGCGCGTGGGCCTGCCGGTGCCGACGTGGCGCAAGCTCTACGGCGGTGTGCAGCCGACCAAGAGCAAGACCACGCAGGTAACCGATTCGTGCGGCATGCTCGAGGCCTATGCCGAAATCGACAAGGCGCTGGCCGACCTCAACGGCAATACCGCAGCTTTCCGGTTGTCGGAGGATTCTGCCCACATCGAAGGCATGTCGCAGGAAATGGCGTCGACGCTGTTCTACGGCAATGAAAGCGCCGAGCCGGCGGCCTTTACCGGTCTGGCTCCGCGCTTCAACAGCCTGACGGCAGAAAACGCGGACAACATCATCAGTGGTGGCTCGGTTGCCGGGCAGACCGACAACACGTCGATCTGGCTTTGTGTCTGGGGCACCAATACCGGCCATGGCATCTACCCGAAGGGTTCCAAGGCGGGCCTGTCCATGGAGGACAAAGGACAGGTGACCATCGAAAACGTGGATGGTCAGGGCGGGCGCATGGAAGGCTACCGCACCCATTACCGCTGGGACATGGGCCTGAGCATCCGTGACTGGCGCTATTTCGTGCGCATTCCGAACATCGATGTGTCCGAACTGAAGGATTCCGCCAACGGCCCAGCAGCCCAGAAAAAGCTGATTCAGCTGATGGTGCAGGCCACTGAGCGGATTCCGAGTTTCGGCAAGGGACGGGCGGTCTGGTACGTCAACCGCACGATCCGCGAGGCACTTCGTCTGGGCATCCTGGAAAAAACCGCCAGCAACCTGTCGTGGGAAACCGTATCCGGCAAGCGCGTCATGACGTTTGACGACATTCCGGTGCGCCGCGTGGATGCTCTTCTCAACTCTGAGGCGCGTGTCGCCTGAATCAAGGAGCCGTCATGATTATCGACAAGCGCAATGAATTTGCCTCGGCCACGGCACTGAATACCGGAGGGGCGGGCACCTACAACGTGGGGGATGTGATCGACCTGTCGGTTGCCAATGACCTCGGGGGCGATGGTGCGCTCTATCTGGTCATTCAGGCTGACAGCACCATCACGGCCGGCGCCTCCGGCACGGTGGCATTCCAGCTGGTGTCGGATGCGGGCAGTGCTCTGGAAACGGATGGTTCGCAGTCCGTGCATTTCAGCACGGGAGCCCGGACAGTGGGTGCGGGGATTCCTGCCGGGACGGTGCTGGCCGCGGTGCAGTTGCCAATGGAAGGCAGCAAACCCTATGAGCGTTTCATCGGGATTCAGCAGGTGACTGGGACGGCCGCCGTGACAGCCGGCAAGATCAATGCATTCCTGACGCCCGATGTGGCCCGCTGGAAGGCATATGACTCCCCGTCGCAATCCTGACATGGGGGAGTCATGAAGAATGTGATTGCTACAGCCCCCGGCTTTCATGGTGGATGCCGGATCCGTCCCGGTGAGGCTTTTTCCGTGTCGGACGAAGAGCAGGGCAGCTGGTTTGTTGAAGCCGCAGCCGGCAAGACGCCCGCGCCACCGAGAAAGGGCGGACGTAAAAATCAGGCGGATCCGGAAACCCTGGGGGAAATAGCCCGGAGCGATGCGGATACCCTCCCGCCGGGTGATGTGCCGGCCACGCCCTGATGGCTGGCCATATTCAGGACATCCGGGGGCTTGGTGCCCCCGTTTTTGCTGGAGCTGGAAACTGTCATGGCTTCTGTTGTTGATATCTGCAATCTTGCGCTGGCCCGGCTGGGGGATGACGCCACGGTGGCCAGCATTGACCCACCCGAAGGCTCTCCGCAGGCAGAGCAATGCGCCCGGTTCTATCCGGTTGCGCGGGATGCCCTGCTGGAAGCCCATCCATGGCAATTTGCGGTTCGCCGCGTCAGGCTCGCCCAATTGAGCCTGCCGACGTGGAACTGGCGCCATGTCTATGCCGCGCCCAATAACGCCTTGCAGTTGCTGGGGGTGTTGCCTGAAGCCGCAGCCAGTGATGATGAAACCGAATCATTCGAGACCGAGAGCGATGACAGCGGCGCTATCCTGATCCGTACTGATCAGGCCGCCGCCAAGCTGCGATATACCGCGCGCGTCACCGATGCCTCGCGGTTTTCGCCTCTGTTCGTGGATGCTTTGGGTTGGTTATTGGCCTCGCATCTGGCCGGGCCGCTGATCAAGGGGGCGGAAGGAGCCAAAATGGCGCAGCAGTGCTATGCCAATTTCCGTACGGTGTTCTCGCAGGCCGTGGTGTCGAATGCGAACCAGCGCCATGTTGAACCGAGCCATGTTCCTGACTGGATGGGGGCACGCTGATGGCTACGGTCAAGTTACTGCAACGCTCCTTTGCAGGGGGTGAAGTCACGCCGGAGTTTTTTGGCCGGATCGACGATGCCAAATACCAGTCCGGTCTGGCTGTGTGCCGGAATTTTGTCCTGGCACCACACGGCCCGGCCATGAACCGTGCAGGCTTTGCATTCGTACGCGAGGTGAAGGACTCCAATCTCAAGGTGAGGCTGATCCCCTTCACATATTCCACGACGCAAACGATGGTCATCGAGCTGGGAGCTGGATATTTCCGCTTCCATACCCAGGGTGCCACCCTCATGCAGCCCGATGCACCGGATTCTCCCTATGAGGTCAGCAATCCCTATCGGGAGGACGAGTTGTTTGACCTGCATTACGTCCAGTCCGCAGACGTCATGACGCTGGTTCATCCCAATCATCCACCTCAGGAACTTCGGCGGCTTGGGGCAACGAACTGGGAACTGAAGCCGGTTTCCCTGCAACCTGTCATTGCTCCGCCAGAAAATGCCGCCGCGTCTACGGCAGGCTGCTCGGAGGCCAAGTACGACTACGAATATGTCGTGACTGCGGTCATGGTCGATCTGGTGAACGAGTCGGCCGCCTCCAACGTGGCCACTGTCCGCAGCAACGTGTATGAGACCGGATGCACCAATACCATTTCCTGGAGCGCGTCGGCCGGCGCCTATCGCTACAACGTCTACAAGAAGGAAGGGGGCGTGTATGGCTACATCGGGCAGACGGCCGGCTTGTCGCTGGTCGATGACAACATCAGCCCGGACCTGAGCAAGACGCCGCCGATTTACGACAACGTGTTTTCGGTAGCCGGCCAGATCGAGTCGGTACCGGTGACCGCGGGCGGCTCGTTTTATGGCACGCATACCGGGATTATCCAGTCCGTGACCGTCCTGAACGGTGTGCTGTTCAAGTACATTTCGTTTGAAGGCGCTATTGCGGCAGGAAAGATCACGATCGAGCTGTCCGTTTCCGATCCGACGGGATCAGGCGCCCGGTTGTCTGCCACCGTTGGATCTGTTGCGTGCGATGGATACTCGGTCACGGCAATCAAGACAGTCACGGTAATCGACGGCGGCAAGGGATATACCTCGCCCAGTATCGTCACGGTGGTCAAGCAGGACGGGCGGCCCATAACGGGGTGGGGTCCGATTCATGCAACCTACAGCGTGTCCACGTCACCCAATACCGTCCAGCTTGCCGTCACGGACTCCGGTGGCGGCAGTGGTGCTGCCCTGGAGCCGGTGATCATTGATGGAGCCATTACGGCGGTGAACGTCATCAACGGAGGCTCCGGCTATTTTGCGCCGGTGGTTTCCGTTTCCTACGCCGGGGGCGGCAGTGGCGCAACATTTGGCCAGCCGGTGGTGAAATCTTCGGGCGACTATCCAGGTGCCGTGAGCTATTTCGAGCAGCGACGCTGCTTTGCCGGCACCACGCGCAAGCCCCAGAACATCTGGATGACCAAATCCGGTACCGAATCGAACATGGGCTATTCATTACCTGTGCGGGACGATGACCGGATTGCCTTCCGGGTATCTGCGCGTGAAGCCAACACCATCCGCCACATCGTGCCGCTGGCCCAGCTGCTGCTGCTGACCAGCTCGGCAGAGTGGCGTGTTACGTCAGTCAACAGCGATGCCATCACTCCCAGAAGCATCAGTGTGCGGCCACAATCCTATATCGGGGCTTCCAATGTCCAGCCGGTCATCATCAACAACACGCTGATCTACGCTTCAGCCCGGGGCGGGCATGTGCGTGAGCTGGCCTACAACTGGCAAGCCGGTGGTTTTGTGACCGGAGACCTGTCCATCCGTGCTCCACACCTGTTCGATGATTTTGAAATTGTCGACATGGCATTCGGCAAGTCACCCCAGCCGGTGGTCTGGTTCGTGTCCAGTTCCGGGTGCCTGATCGGGCTGACGTACGTACCTGAACAGCAGGTCGGGGCGTGGCACTGGCATGACACGGACGGTGTATTCGAGTCCTGCGCAGCCGTGGCAGAAGGGGCTGAAGATGTACTGTATTGCGTCATCCGCAGAACCGTAAACGGCTGCTCTCGGCGCTACGTCGAGCGAATGGCCTCGCGGAAGTTCACTCATCAGGCCGATGCATTTTTTGTGGACTGCGGAGCGACATACACTGGTGAGTCGGCTGACCGCATCAGCGGGCTGTATCATCTTGAAGGTAAAACCGTCAGTATCCTGGCCGATGGCGCAGTGCATCCTCAGCGTGTGGTGACCGATGGAACCATCACACTCGATGTTGAGGCCAGCAAGGTGCAGATCGGGTTGCCGATTACGGCCGACCTGCAAACCCTGCCGATTGCGGCACAGGTCGACGGAGCGTTTGGGCAGGGGCGCTTCAAGAACGTCAACAAGGTCTGGTTGCGCGTCTATCGTTCCAGCGGCATCTGGGCCGGGCCTGATGTTAACCGGTTGACCGAGGCCAAGCAGCGGAAGAATGAATCCTCCGGCTCTCAAGAGCGAAGAAATCCCGCTGAACATTACGCCTTCATGGGCCGACAGCGGGCAGGTTTATGTGCGACAGGTCGACCCGCTGCCTTTGACCGTGGTGTCGATGACGGCCGAAATCGTGATGGGAGGGTGAGTAAAACCGGATACCCGAATGATGATTCCGATGGTGACTTCACTCGAAATCGCTTGGACACGGGTTGAAAACCAAACGCAAGTTGCGTATATTTTTATGAGTGAAAGCTTCATTCATCGAGTTACCGGCATTTGCACGTTATCGTCAGGGCTATCTTGACGATGATGCGTTTCGTGAGTTGCAGCAGTACTTGCTTGATCGGCCGGATGCAGGAGATGTCATACAGGGAACAGGTGGCCTGCGCAAAGTAAGGTTTGCTGATGCCCGGCGTGGCAAAGGCAAGCGTGGCGGTATCAGGGTCATTTACTATTGGTGGCTTGGCGGGAATCAGTTCTGGCTGTTTACGCTCTATGACAAGGATGAAGCAGGTGACCTGAGCCACGATGAGCGCAAAGCAATCAAGGCTATGCTGGAACGCGAAATCAATGCAAGGAGTCAGACATGAAGCGCAATCTGTTTGCAGAACTTACCGAAGGCATGGATGCGCTCCGTGATGAGCGCGAAGGCAAAGTGACGTTACGCCAGCACACGGCAGAGCGTAAAGAAGCCCCGACAGTGAGCGCGCAAGAGGTTCTGGCCCTGCGTACCCGGTTACATCTCTCTCGCCCGGTATTTGCACGCTATCTGCGTACGAACGAACGGACGCTGGAAAACTGGGAGCAAGGACGGGCCAAGCCTAATGCCCAGGCCGCTCTCCTGATCCGGATGGTGGAGCGTTATCCGGATACCGTACAGCGACTCGCAACGATCTGACCCTGCACACGACAAGCCCCTCCAAGCGGGGCTTCGCGTCGATTGCAGACCGGTCATCGTTGAGTAGTCATGATTCGAAAACCCGCACGGTCAAGAACTGTGCGGGTTTTTCTGTCAGGTTGCCTGTGATGCGAAGAACATGCGCTCGACGTGTGGGCGCGGGCGCTGACCGGCCTGCCACAAATCGTAGGCTGACTGCATGCCAAGCCATAGTTCTGGCGTTGTACCCAGTGCCTCCGAGAGACGAATGGCCATGTCTGCACTGATACCGGCATGGCCGTGCAGAATGCGGGATAAAGCCGTCCGTGTAATACCAAGTTTCCTGGCTGCGTCGGTAACGCTGATTCCATCCAGCCAGTCAGCCAGCACGGTTCCAGGGTGTGCCGGGTTGTGCATGCGGCTCATAGCGTACTCCTAGTGATAATCCTGATAGTCAACCAACTCCACATCGCCAGTGGGCAAAAACCTGAAGGTCAGTCGCCAGTTAGCATTGACGGTAACAGCGTAGTGTCCGGCCAGATCCCCTTTTAGTAGGTGGAGTTTCCAGCTTGGAACCGCCATATCGTCTGGTTGTCTGGCCGAGTCGAGTGCGGTCAGCTGCTTTTGAAGTTTTCCTGCGTGGTCAGGCCGGATACCCGCCTTGCTGCCCGTCAGGAAGAACGACTCGAGTCCCTTGTGACAGAACGAAGTAATCATTCGTGTAGTGTATAGCAACAGTTTACGAAGTCAAATGCACAGGCTGGCATTGGGCCCGTGCGCGTATCCGGCATTCACTGATCTACCGTACGGCCATATTTCCGGAGTATGGCCGTATGACTTTTTCCGCTTCGAGCGGGGCGCTTGCCCAAGCCTCGCTTATATCCCAGATCGGTGGCGTGGCTGCTTCCACGGTGGGTGGGTATTACGCAGCAAAATCCCAGAAAAGTGCAGCCCAGTTCAATGCCACCATGGCCGAGCTCAATGCCCGCCAGTCCGAACAGCAGGCGCAATCTGCCTTGCAGCAGGGACAACGACAGGTCGCAGCCGTCACGCTGAAGGCCGGTCACCTCAAGAGCGCCCAGCGGGCTGCGCTGGCAGCCAATGGCGTGGATCTGGGTACAGGCAGTGCGGCCGAGCTGCAAGCCTCGACTGACATCATGAAGGCTGCGGATGCCAGCACGGCAGAACTGAATGCCCTGCAGGCCGCTTGGGGTTACCGCATGCAGGGCGTCAACTCCCGAAATCAGGCACTGATGGCTCGTACTCAGGCAAGGAGTATCAGCCCGTTTGGTGCTGCCGCTTCTTCGCTGTTGACGGGGGCAGGTCAGGTAGCCAATAGCTGGTATGGCCTGAGCAAGGTAGGGGCAATTGGCGGGAGCGGGGCATCCGCAGGTCAATGGATGATGGGCCAGAACGCCCGGATTTCGGGTTGAGGGGCAGCCCATGAAAGTTCCAGTCCAAGATGGTTTTCAGGTCATGCCGGCCATTGCGCCTGCCGGCCAGCTGGCGACGCCCCGGATGGAGAACGTGGCAGCCCGCCAGGCTGAATTGCTTGGTCGCTCGATGCAGGGGGGCGGTGTGCAGATGAGCCGGATGGCCATGCACATGCAGGAAGAGGCCAATCAGCTGCGTCTGGACGAGGCACAAATCCGGGCGCGGGAAGCACTGGCCAGGCTGACCTATGACCCGGAATCCGGTTACCAGTCCATCAAGGGACGCAATGCCCTGGATCGTCCGGATGGCAAATCGTTGTGGGACGAATACGGAGAACGCTTTGACGCCGAGTTGCAGGCGATTGCCGGCGGGCTTGGCAACGATATCCAGCGGCAGCGCTTTGCCGCGACAGCAGCCCGTTTGCGAGCCGGGCTGACCGGTTCGATCCAGCATCATGTCCTGTCTGAAAAGCGGACAACCCAGATCCAGACCAACCAGTCGATCATTGACAATCAGGTGGAGATTGCCATTCAGGGATACCGGGATGATTCGGCTATCCAGTCTGCCATCCATGGCCAAGTCGACGACGAGGGTGAGGTGCTGCAAAAGGGCATCGTGCAGGCTGTGGCCGAGCTTGCCCGGCTGAATGGCTGGGATGAGCCCACGCATTTGCAGCAGCAACGAAAAGCCGTCAGCCAGGCTCATGCGGGCGTGGCCAGCCGGTTGCTGGACGATGATCCGGCCGAGGCAAACCGGTATCTGAATGCCCATCAGGCGGACATGACTGCTGGTGATGTAGATCGTCTGAACCGGTCAATTCGTCCGGCGCTCGCACGGTCGGAAGGGTTAAAGCTCGGAGAGGCCATCTTCTCCGAAGGCAGCCTGCTGCCGACGTCATTCGATGACGCGGTCAGCATGGTGCTGAAATTCGAGGGTGGGTACACCAGGGATGATGCCGGAAGAGGGGAAACCAACTACGGCATCAACAAAACAGCCAATCCCGATGTCGACATCAGGAACCTGACGCCAGCCAAGGCCGCAGCGCTCTACAAGGAGCGCTACTGGAATGCCATTGGTGCAGATGACCTGCCCCCGGCCATTCGCATGATCGCCTTCGACACGGCGGTCAACATGGGGCCGGGTGCCGCCAACAAGCTGATTGCCGCATCGGGTGGTGATCCGGCCAGATTGCTGAACCTGCGTGAAGAGCGCTACGCACAGCTGGCCAGCAAGGAGCCCAACCGGTTTGGAGAAAACGTACAGCAGGCATGGGCCAACAGGATTGCCACGCTGCGTCAGCATCTGGCCAACAGCGAGAACGGCACGTTCAGCAGCCTGACAGGCATGCTGGACAGGGCAGACCTGATTGCCGACGAGGATCAGAAACGGGTGGCGAAACAGCATATCAAGGAGTTGTATTCGTTCGAGCAGGCCCGGAAGAAAGAGGAGTATGACGCCCTGTTCCTGCGCGTTCAGGAGATTGCCTATGCCAAGCCCGGTGGCTGGAAGGACATCGCTCCGGCCGACTGGGGAAGGCTGACCCATGAGGACCGGGCCAAACTTCAGGGGGGCGTTCCCAAAGAGTCCAGTCCGGACATCCTGCTGTTGCTCGAAAACCGTCCGGACCTGTGGGTATCCGGCAAGATCGAACAGTTCCGCTATCAGCTCTCAGAGGCTGACTACCGGCGCTATTTCACGCAGGGCAATGGTCCGGGAGCTGACCAGAAAATCCGCAAGGCCAGCTACGACGCGACGGTATTCAATCGTGGCCTCGTCAATGCCGGACTGGAAAAGCTGACCAAATCCAGGCTGTCCGACCGGGAGCGGGATCAAAAGCTCGAGCTGACGATGGCGTTCAAGCGCGAGATCGAGGCCCAGCAGCAGGCCAAAGGGCGAGCCCTGTCCCTGGAAGAACAGGAAACCCTGCTGGCCAGACTGCTCAAGCCGGTCAAGGTCAAGGCTATTTACACGAATCTTGGCGGACTTCTCCGTCAGGACTCTTCCATGGAAAAACACGTCTACGAGGTGCAGTCCCCCGGGAACATCCTCATTCCGGACAAGGCAAGGAAGCTGATCAGTGCCCGGGCCCGTGCGGCGGGCATTGCCGGCCTGAGTGAGCGGGAAATGCTGAATGCCTATCTGTCGATGGAAGAAGAACAATGAAAATGAGCGGTCTGGACAATTACCTGAACACCCTGGGCCAGCAGCGTAACGACCAGCTGGCCGGCTCCTTGCGTGATGCCCTGCAGGTCAATCCTGATGACTACGCCAAAACCGTCAGGCTGGCCAAGGCTGCCGGCGTCGAGGTTGAGGCCGTACCTCTTTACGCCGATGTGGCACAGGAAGCCCACTATCTGGAGGGGATCGGGTTTCGCACCCTCTGGAAAGACTCACCGAAGACCGCTGAATTCCTGAGCGATGCCAGGAATGCCAGGCTGGCTCATGATGATGTGGCAAACCTGTCGGTGCTGGAAAAGCTGGCCCGGTCTGCCGGGGCGGGTCTGACCGCCGCCAATGCCGCTCTGTGGGGGATGGCACAGGCCGGAACAGAACTGCTGGTGAAGCCTGTTACAGGCGCACTGGCCGGTCTGGGTGTTTTGCCGGAGGACGTGGGTGGCCGGATGGCCGAGTCGTTTTCCCGGATGCGCCGGATCCAGGATGACCAGACCGATACCCTGATGAGGAACGACGACGGGTTGACGCTGAATGGCGTCTACTCTGGCGTGCAGTCTGTTACCCAGACCCTTGCCATGGCTCCCGCTGCCATCATGACCGGTAACTCCGCACTGATGCTGGCACCACTTGCAGGGATTGCCGGCGGGCGCTCCTACGGCAAGGCCCGCGATGCGGGACGAACGCCTGCCGTGGCGACCATGTACGGCTTCTCGGATGGTGCCGTGGAGTACCTGACCGAGAAAATTTCGGCCGGCAAGCTGTTGGGTGACCTGCAAAAAGGCATCGACTGGAAAAAAATGCTGGCTGGCCAGCTAGGCCATGAGGCATGGACGGAACAGGTGGCAACGGTTGCTCAGGACCTGAACGAGTGGGCGGTTCTCAACCCTGACCGGCCCTTTGCCGAGTATCTGGCGGATCGGCCTGCGGCTGCCTATCAGACCCTCGTGGCTTCCATCGTAGCGGCCGGGGCGCAAACTGCGGTCATCAAGGGTGCTGACCGGGCATTGAACGGTGAGCGGGTGCGACGGCAACAGGAAAGCCAGGCCTTTTTCGAGGGGCTGGCCGATACCGCCAGACAGTCCAGGCTGCGGGAGCGCATGCCGGAAAGTTTCCGTGACTTGATGGACAAACTGACGGCAGACGGCCCGGTGTCGACCGTGTTCATGGATGCCCGTCGCTTCAGGCAATATTTTCAGGATGCCGGCCTTGATCCTGCTGTGGTCGCCAAAGAGGTGGGAGCCAAGGATTATGCCGAGGCACTGGCCCTGGGGGGCGACCTGTCCATTCCGACCAGCCATTTCGCAGAAAAGCTGGCTGGTTCGGAACATTTCACCGGTCTGGCACCCGACCTGCGCCTGTCTCCAGCAGACCTGACCGGACGTGAGCTACAGGAGCAGCAGGCCCGGCTGGATGATCTGGCGCGCGAGTGGGCGAATGGCCAGCGAAGGCCCGGATACTGTTCGGGATGAGCAGGGCATGAGCGTGGCTGACACCATTCAGGCCGATCTGGTGCAGCAACTGGAGGCTGCCGGGTTTGAACCGGATACGGCCCGCCAGCAAGCGGCCGTAACAACGGCCTTTTTCATGACGATGGGCGAGCGGACAGGGCAAGGCCCGGCCGACCTGTTCCAGCGTTATTTTGGTGGTGTCACCCGGACGGTTCCGGATGCGCTTCGGCAGCGTGTCGACACTGATGAACTGGATCCTTTGCTTGATCGTTTGCGGGCAGGGGAGATTCCCTCGCAAGCTGACGTATTTGGCCAGTCGTTGACCGGATTTTTGCGGGAGTTTGGCATCTCGGATCCTGCTGGTGAACTGGCCGGGCGCGATCTGGACAAGGGGTTGAAAGCCTTCCAGCGCCGGCTGGTCAGGGATGACGGCATTTCGCTGGATCAGGCTGTCGAGCGTGCCGTAGAGGCAGGGTTTTTCCCGGGACAGGAGATCGGTGAGGTTTCGGTCGCGGATTTACTGAATGCCCTGCTGGAGGACGAGACCAATCCGATCTATTCCGTGCAGCAGACCGATGCAGCCATGCAGGCTACCCGGGATACCCTGATGCAGTTAGGCAACTATCTGGATCAGCTGGGTGTGGATTTTTCCGCTCTGGACAATGCAGCCGTCAAGGCGGCCCTGCAGGGTGAATTGCCAACGGAACAAACGGTACAGAACCAGGCCGAGCGGGTATTCAACCAGTCCTACGACAAGCTGAAGGATGCGGCTGGCCGGCTCCGGCGTGCGGCAGAGAACATCACCAACGGTGTTCCGATCTCCAACCAGCCGATAGATTTTGGCGAGACCCCATACATCCTGCAAAAGCTCGGTGCCAAGGCCTTGCCGCTGGAAATGCGTGACCCGAAAAAGCTGCTGCAGATCGTGAAAAGCGAGGGGCAGCGGGAGGACGGGCACGGCCTGTCTGCGGACGTGTTGTCACAGATTCCCTATGCCCTGCATGACCCTCTGGCGGTCTTTGCATCAGCCACGCACGAGAATGCGCTGGTTGTAGTGACAGAACTCAAGGACGGGAAAGGCAATCCGGTAATTACCGCTGTTCACCTTAATGTTTCTGCGAAGAACCACCAGATAAACAAGGTTGCCAGTATCTACGGAAGGAGCAATGCGAAAACAGCATTTGCTGCCTGGGAGAAGGACGGCAAGCTACTGTATGTAAATGACAAAAGCCCTGATTTGCTTCGATCCGCCGGGGTACAATTCCCCATGGAAGAAGCGCGTCAAGGCTCTATGCAAAATGTACTGCTGCGCAGCGAGCTTGTCAACAACGATACGGTCCTGTCACAGGCCGGCAGCCAGCCTCGCGGGCGCATCCGCATCCAGGTGGAGCAGCATGAACAGTGGGCCCGCGGGTTTGAGCAGTACCTGAAAGAGGGCAAGGCTCCCAGTGCCGAGCTGCAGGGCGTGTTCGCCAGGTTCAAGGCATGGCTGCGTTTGCTATACGGTCGGTTGCGTGGCGATCTCAATGTCACGTTGAGCGATGAGGTGCGCGGTGTCTATGACCGCCTGCTGGCTACGGATGAGCAAATCCGGCAGGTCAGGGAGACAACCGGGCTGGGTGAGCCCATGTGGTCGGATGCGGCCGAGGCCGGCATGACGGAAGCTGAATGGGACGTTTACCGGCAGATGCGGGATGACGCCCGCGAGGAGGCTGACTCGGCGCTCACGGCCCGCATGATGGCTGAACAGCATCGCGAGCATCTGGCATGGTGGAAAGAGGCCCGGCAAAAGGTCCGGAGCGAAGTGGCCGAGGAGGCATCTTCATCTCCACTGGTTCAGGCCATGGCATTCCTGCGGGACGGCCGGTTGCCGAACGGCACCACGATTCATGAACTGGTGAAGCCCGCCAAACTGTCGAGGCAGGTGCTGGTGGAGCGATATGGCGAAGCCTTTCTGAAACGCCTGCCCCGCCCTTACCTCTATACCCGGGAGGGGGGCGTATCCCCTGATGAAGTCGCGGAACTGTTCGGCTTTGCTTCGGGTGATGAACTGGTGTACCGGCTTGCAGATGCGCCCAGCCCTTCCAAAGCGATTGAAGCGGAAACCGATGTCAGGATGCGGCAGCGTTATGGCGACATGATGACGGATGGCACGCTGGCAGAAAGGGCCACGGAGGCGCTGCACGGGAACAGGCAGCTGGACCTGATGCTGGCCGAACTGCGTGCCTTGTCGCGTCGTGCGGAGGGGGTATTGCCCGCAGGGTTCGTCGTGACGCCTCGCGAACTGTTCCGGCAAATGGCCGAGCGTACGATAGGCCAGAAAACCGCCCGGCAGGTTCGACCGCATGTCTGGTTGCAGGCAGAGCGGCGGGCGGCCAACGAAGCCATGCAGGCCGCCGCCAAAGGTGATCTGGCAGCTGCCGTTGATGCCAAGCAGCGACAGATCATGAATCACGAGCTGTACCGGGCGGCCGTTGCGGCTACTGAGCGGGTGGAGCGCATCCAGCGGCATATGGCAAAACTCGGCCAGACCAAAGTCCGGCAGCGGATCGGCAATGCGGGCGGAGACTATCTGGACCAGCTGGATGCCTTGCTGGAGCTGTATGAATTTCGCCCTGTGTCGGCAAGAGAGGTGCAGCGAAGGGAAAATCTGGCCGCGTGGCTGGAAAAGCAGGCAGAGGCCGGATTTGATGCTGCCGTGCCGGCTGAAGTGGCGGCGAGAACCCGTGTCGTCAACTACCGCGATGTCCCGCTGGATGAGCTGGAAGCCGTTCATGACACAGCGAAGATGATCGAGCATCTGGCCGGTACCAAGAACAAGCTGCTGAAGGTCCGCGACAAGCGGGATTACGAGGCAACCGTCGAGGCCATTGTCGGATCCATTCATGCCAACAATGCCATGAAAGACGGCTACCTGCCGTTGAATCCGACAAGGCTGGAGCGGATCCGGCAGCAGCTTGAATCGGTTGATGCCTGGCACATCAAGCCGGAAGCCTTGTTCCGGCAACTGGATGGTGACCAGTTGGGCGAGGCTCACCGCTCCCTGTTCCAGCCACTGGAGGATGCCCAGAATGCAGAGTCCGTGATGTGGGAAGAAACCGCCAGGAACCTGCAGGCCATCTGGGGGCGATATTCGCGCAAGGAGCTGGCTGAACTGTATGGCCGCAAGCATCAGATTCCGGCATTGCAGGGGGATTCCATGACGAAGGCCCAGATTATGTCCCTGGCCCTCAACTGGGGGAATGCCGGCAACCGTCAGGCCGTCCTGAAGGGTAATGACCGGCTCAAGGACAAGCCTGAAAGTATTGAGGCGATCATCAGCCTGCTGTCTGCCAAAGACCTGGAAACGGTACAGATGATCTGGGATGAAGTCGGCCGCTTCTGGCCGCAGATCGAAGCCATGCAGAAGCGGCTGACAGGGCTTGCGCCGGAGAAAGTGGAGGCAACTCCGTTTGTCGTGAATGGTGTCGAGCTGCGGGGCGGCTACTACCCGCTGAAGTACGATGCCCAGCGAAGCTATCGTGCCTTCAAGCGCGGCGAGGATGCCGGTGCCCGGCTCTTTGAAAACCATGTGGGCCGGGCCGCTACCCGGCGAGGGCACACGATTGAGCGTGTCGGATCGGCTGGCCAGCCGGTGCGCCTTGATCTGTCAGTGCTGGGGGATCATCTGCAGCAGGTCATTCACGACCTCGCTTTCCGTGAGGCCATCATCGACGTTAACCGGTTGCTGGCCAATGAACGGGTGCGAGAGGCGATTGAGGGCGCGACAAACCGCGAAATCTACCGGGCACTCCTGCCGTGGCTGAAGCGCATTGCCAATGAGAAAACCGTGGAGCAGCCCAGCCCGACGGAAAAAATCATCGGGCGCGTGAGAGCAGGCACGACCCTGATGGCAATGGGCTGGAAGGTGACAACAGCCATTGTACAGCCGTTGGGCTATCTCTCCAGTGTTCACCTGCTGGGGCGCAAGTGGGCGGCTCGAGGGCTGCGGGAATTCATTGGTTCGCCGGAAAAGATGCAGGCGACCCGGGATTTTGTCTATGCCCGTTCTTCCATGATGCGGAACCGTCAGACCGGTTTTGATCGTGATGTTCATGATCAGCTCTCAAGGCTGGCCGGCAAGCATGATGCGCTGGATCCGGTCAGAAAGACCGCGTTCTACTTTACCGGGATGATGGACATGGCCGTTGCGATTCCCACCTGGATGGGTGCCTACCGCAAGGCCATTCTGGAAGACGGTGCGACGGAACGCGAAGCCATTGAGGCCGCCGACCACACTGTCCGCTTCACCCAGTCCAGCGGCTACGCGAAGGATCTGGCCCGTATTCAGGGCGGCAGTGAGCTGCGGCGCATGTTCACCATGTTCTATTCGTATTTCTCTGCGCTCTATCAGATGGAAAAGCGCAGTTTCCGGAGAGTCAAATCGATCCAGGACATGCCCCGGTTCGTGGCGGACCAGATGTTGCTGTGGTTTGTGCCGGCCATTCTGGGCGAGCTGGTCGCAGGGCGGGGCCCGGGTGAGGATGAGGACTGGAACGATTGGTTTGCTGACAACTGGTGGAAAATTGCGACCTACCCGGCCCAGACGGTCGTTGGATTGCGGGACATCATCGGCGCAATCAACTCTCCCTTTGGCTATGAAATCAGCCCGGTGGCCCGGGCACTGGAAGCGGTTCCTGAACTGGTCAACCGTGCGGCGGACATGGCAACAGGGGAGCGGGATCTCAAGCGGTCTGACGTGAAGCTGGCCGTTGACTTGGCCGGAACATGGATGGCCTTACCGTCCAGTCAGGCATGGATTACCGGGTCGTATCTCTATGACCTGGCAACCGATCAGGAGGATCCTGCCGATCCCTTTGAGTTTCTGCGGAACCTGGTTTTCACCAGACGCCAAGCCGCCTGACCGTACACGTATCTCGGCTCCTGATTGATAGCCTCAAGCCATCAATAGAGGGAGTCGTGATGGCGATTTCGAGTGAGATACGCAAAGCCGGGCCATTCCTCGGGAATGGAACGGCGGCCTCGTTTCCGTTCGGCTTCAAGGTGTTTGAAGCGGATGATGTCAAGGTGGTCCAGGCCGACGCAGGCGGGGTGGAAACAACCCTGACACCGGGGGTTGATTACAGCGTTACGCTCAATCCGGAGCAGGAATCTGCGCCTGGCGGATCGGTGGTGTTGAACATCCCGCTGCCGATCGGAGAGCGACTGGCAATCACCAGCAGTATGGCCAACCTGCAGCCGATCACCCTGACGAACCAGGGCGGTTTCTATCCTGAGATCATCAATGCCGGCCTCGACCGGCTGACCATCCTCGTACAGCAGATAGCGGAACAGATCGGGCGGGCCATCAAGGTCAACATTTCGTCCAGCCAGGATCCAGCCGAGCTGGTGAATTCCCTGTTCGCCAGTGCCGACCAGGCTGCGAGCAATGCCGCAACAGCCGTGACGGCTGCCAATGCCGCAGCCGGCAGCGCGGCTGCCGCTGCCGACAGTGAGCGGCATGCCAGTGAATCTGCGGCTTCGGCAGGCCAGAGTGCGACCAGTGCGGCGGCTGATGCTGCATCCATTCACGGCAGCGTGGAAGCGGCAGCCGGGCATGCAGCTTCGGCAGCTTCCAGTGCGGCATCTGCTGCTGGCAGTGCTGCAACCGCCAGCAGCAAGGCCACCGAGGCAGCGGCCAGCGCCGGCAGTGCGATGGACAGCAAGACAGCGGCAGCCAACAGTGCAGCCGCTGCGGCCAGCAGTGAGCAACATGCCGGTGAATCCGCTGCTTCGGCTGCCCGGTCAGAAAATCATGCAGCGGAAAGTGCCCGGCAGGCGGCTGAAAGCGCAGCGACCGCCAGTGCTCCGATTGATGCTCATGAAGCCAAACCGGATCCGCATCCACAATACGCAACGGATACGGAATTGTCGGCCCTGTCCCAGTCATTGTCTGGTTCAGTCCAGAGTGCAATATCCATTGCCCAGTCAAAAGTGGCCACGGTCAACGGAGTGGGTCCGGATGCTTCCGGTAATGTTGCCGTCAATATACCTGGTGTTAATTACGACAGTCCGCAATCCAGTCATTTGGCAATTGGTGCTTATGCATTGGTGCGTATCAGAAGCGGGCAGATGACGGCCGGCGCAATAGTCAGCGGAAGCGATCTCGGTCTCGCTGGCTTTACCAGTTCATCCACCGTTACCTGTCAGTATCTTTCGAGTGCCGTAAATATTGGCTCATGGAGATCACATGGCTATGCACCGGGTACTTTTTCATCCGGAAATTTTGGTGGGGTTACGTTGGCCCAGCGAATAGCTTGAAACCATAGGTGTTATATGAATGTCAGGAATGCAAGGTTCGATAACCGCCAGGAAAACAGTATTACTGGTGATATTCAACACCCACTATATGGCTGGATACCCTATACGGCAATTCGAGGAATCTCTCAGGAAATGGACGAAATATTTGATGCATTTATTGCATCGCAACCTTTGCCTTATATGGAAACACCCCAGTATCTGGATGGCTTGCGTTGGCATGCGTTGGACAAGCTTCCCCAATGGGAGGAATCCGAGCGTACAGCCGGCATCGAACATGCCGGCCAGCGCTGGCTGACCACTCCGCTGGCACTGCAGGACATCCGTGACGTATTGCTCGCTGGTGCCGTGCCGAATGAGCAATGGGTGACGGCAGATCGCCA